ACATGAGGTTTCTGGCCAGATGTTAGGATAACCAAAGATATGCGCCTTCTTCAACGCTTCTCTGACCACATCATTAGGTTGATACCCATGATATGTCATTTGGGGGTGGGCTTTGATCTGATCAAACAGAGGTTGGTATTGCTTATCGCGCTCTTCCCATCCATATATCGAGAATGACGAGTATACGTCAAGGTGAATGTTATCATTCGTCTCAGCCAGCTTCTCAAAGCAAGGGACGAGTAACTCTAATCCACGGTGCGGAGTTGTGTGATAGATGATGTTGATTTTATCAGTGGGCTTCGCCTCATCAAGCATAATTGGGTCGATGGCGTTCTTCATTACCAGCGAACTTTGATACGGCACCCCCAATGCTAGATTATAAGTCTGCATCTGTTGGTTGCTGACGAATATCAGCTTGTCGAACCGATTCCTGCTGTCGACATCCTTTAGGTGGGAAACTTCGGGGTCATTGAATAGGTCGTGTAGCACTAATAGGTTGCGCTTACTCGTATCAACATTACGAACTCGTGAATGTATCACGTTAATCTTGTCTTCAATACCCATTTCAGTGATCAATCCCTTGATCCTGTCAGCCATCATCTCGGTGCCACCTTTAGCGCCGGTATAAGTCCCATCATCAGTTGGACCAAGAGCCTCAACTTCAGTGTCATCAATAATAGTCAGGCTCATTACTTTGCGACCTCGATTTTCTTACTCTGTAGGTAATTTCTGATCTTACCTTTCAGCTTGGCAGGAGTGTTTCTATTTTCTAGCGCGTCTTGCAATTCAGAGACTGGGGTTGTGTGCATATATGAGTGCTGCATACGCCCATTCTTCTTTCTCGAGCTTTGCTTAAACTTAATTGGCATTTGCGACCTCCTTCCTGCTATCAATCCACATATCAACTTCCAATGCGATTAGGGTCGCGCTCACGATTAGCTGGACTGGGTCAAACAGAACGAACCCAGTTACTAGACCAACTAAACCAATTGTCATACCAGTACCGATGGCGGCACGTGATTTCATAAACTTACTTAACATATTCTACCTCTTTTTAATGTAAATGTCAATGTTTTCTTTCAATTCTTTAGTCGTTACAGACTCAACTTTCTTCCCCTTGTATATAGTCCATATGCCCTCATGGGCTGACTGTAATGCAAACTTTACATTGGGGTATGTCAGGAACATCCCATCAAACTCCTTTGCTTTCAGTTTGCGTTCTTCAAGTATTATCATTCTCAGGTCAGACAGGCAGTGAGGTGATCTCTTTAGTTTCTTATCCATTAGTCCCACAACCCCTCATAATATTTGCCAAATAGAAGGAACCCATTTGAGATCCTGTTTTGGTATGCATTTAACCCTTCCATATCAATCTTGGCGGTATGATTGGGTCCACGTGTCATCTCAAAGAGGCTACCGTCTTCGTTGGGTATCCACTCAAAGTCTGTCTTTCCAGAATGAAACTGGTCTTCCCAATCGTCAGTCTTACTCTCAAAGGCAAAGATCATTTCACCTATTACCCAGCTCCAACGCTTGTGGTAGTTATCATCAATGGTACCATCCTTTGTGTATTGGAGCAGCTGGTCAGAACTTGGTCGCAATTCGGAGGGCACATCTTCTGGGTACACATAAGGACTGCCGTGCTTAGTTTCCCGCAGTTGCTTTAACATCGGAACAATAATGTGAGCAAGTGTATGATCCATGCTCCAAGTATCCCAAGGATCAATGCGAACTTTGACCTTGTTCTCATTCTTCCAGCCGAGCTTCTCAAAGAGCCAATTATGATACCAACGGTGCGTCGGATACTTACCAATTTTAACTTTCAAAGATTCTGTCCTCTATATAATCGTAAAGATTTCGTTTAGCTTCCCAGCCCAAGTCCTTGAGTTTCTTAGAGTTTAGCTCGCCATCCATACGATTACCATGAGCAGGAGGCATCATGTCAGCCTCTAAATCAAACATATCAGTAAGCTCGAGGATGCTAAACTTCGAATCATGACCAATACCATAACCATCACCATACCCCTCAAATCCAGCAATATACAGGCCATCGACCACATCATCAATATGAGTGAAGTTCCGCAGCTGTGTTCCTGGGTATGTGACGGGCAAACTATGAGCGCCTTCTTGATACATTCTTAGGAACTTACCCACAACTGTAGCATACTTACCGTTAGACCTTTCGTGATCACCATATACGTTGTAGAAGTATACGATAACATGATTGAGGTCATTCCATTGAGAAAACGCCTTTAGATACTCAGTATTCTGGGCTTTGGTGTAAGCATAGGGACTCATGCTCTTACCGTTACCCTCAACCGCAAACTTAGTTGACGACCCAGAGTATATCAGCTTACAATTACCATCATTAGCGAAATTGACCACATGAGGAAACGCATGGTAATTATATTCCATCACTTTATTAAAATCATCAAAACTTTGCTCAACCCTAGAATACTCTCCCAAGTGGTAGATATAATCAAAGTCACTTGGGTCAAATAAAGACCGAAGCTGATGGCTTTCCAAAGTGTGGTACTCCACGCCCTCATGGTGATTTCGTATATCACCGTTTGAGTAGTTATCAATGCTTGTGACCCTATGCCCAAGCTCGACCAGTCGCTCACATAATGCGGAGCCGATAAAGCCAGCTCCGCCAGTGACCAACACGCTACTCATCGCCCATCTCCTCAACTGCCAATGCGACATCAGGGAAGTGTTGCTTAATTATCGACCAGCATTCATCAGCTATGACCATATGCTCTTTCTGTGTTCCATTTCCTCGTCGCAGGTCGCAGTAGTGTACCCATGACCGCAGAGAACCGGCCATATACAGCGTGGTTTCCGTATTTCCCTCAGGCAGTACAGCTCGAGCCTGTTCCTTAGCGATGCCATTAGACAGCGCCCATTGGTACGCTTCTTTAGCGGCATTCATTGATTGCTTCTGCTTCATATTCCACGCTTCGACAAGACGGTCGCCATTAGAAGATTCAGTCGATTCACCGCCCCTGCCATAATCATCAGAGATAATCTCAATAGAATTTTGACGGTTCTTAGGATCCTGTAAACGAGCTATCCTAGTCGTGAATGATTCACTCTCGGCATAACGCTGAGAAAACTCTTGGAATGAGAATGACCGATGGCGTATAATCTGCCGCGATATATCTCGGGTAGTGGTAATTGACATAGTCATGTGTACCATTTCTAGAGGCGACCAATGATTCTCTCTAATCAGATACCGGACTAGCTTGCCAGCAGTCTTGGTATTATTCTGATTAGCGGGATTACTGACTCGGGCTGAATATGCTACCAGCTCCTCGGCTGAATAACAACCAGTTTCTGCTGTTGGCTTACTAACTGCGATCAATTTAACTCTGCTCATATTCTTCCCGTATTCCTCTGTATTCAAGTTCCAAATTAAACGCTTTGCGATACGTATCACCAATCGTCTTTACATTTTTCAACACTGCCTCAATATGGTCGGTGCTCATATCGCATAATCTATTCCACTTCAGTGGCTCATCACCGTTTATACCATAACTCCCCCACTCAACCGCTTCTCGCACTTCAATGAATGGGTCGGTATCCCAGACATTAAGGTATTTCTCATCACCGTGAGCAGAAGCGCGATGATACGCTAGTCCGCCATCTACCATATAGGTTTTGCCATTGGCATCTACATGCTCTCGGTAATCATGACGATGGCGCGAATACAAAATCGTGCCATCAGGAGTCTGTAGAGAGTTCCTAACTAAATTCATTTTATCACCTTTGCCCAGCTACTGTCAGAAAAATTAAAGTCAACCCCACCAAGAACTTCATCAATCGCCTTGATGGTTCCAGGGAACTGACTATCAATGGTCGCCCAATTACCCCTACTATCAATATTGAGGAATTTATAATCGTGTCCAGCTATTATACCTCCTTTCTTCAATTTAGGCAAGTATAATTCAATATCTTGTTTAACAGATTCATATGAATGATTGCCGTCAATGTAAATAAAGTCTACCGAATTATCTGGCCAGAGGTGGTGGCACTTGTGGCTATAGTTCTTATACTCCCAAACCTTGGGGTGGAATCCATGTCGCCATTGACGAGTATTGGTCTCGAACTCCGTACGAACTGCTTCCCACGTTCGGTTTCCTTCATTATTAGACTCTTCCTCACCTTCCCACGGATCAATACAGTGTATTGAATTGAAGATACCGCTCATAGCAAAAATAGCAGTAGATTCCCCCATATATGATCCGATCTCAATCATATTCAACCCACCCTGCATCTTAAGATTGCGGATCGTAGATATAAGCTCGATCAAACCAAAGAAGTATTGGTTGTGCGCCGTATCACGAAACTTAGCAGAAGGATTAAACCTTAGCCCATTTCCACTCATTCACTTTCTCCCCAAAATATGTCAGGACGCTGATCGCCCTTGCCGTTCCAATATACTTTACAACCTGCCGCCTCAATTAGCGGAATGATTGCCGTTAAATTCTTGACACCCTGTTTACTGCCATTGAAGCAAAACGTACTGTTATCAATTTCATCAGAATTGCAGTATCGAGGGTGCCAATCCTCATCTTCATCCCAGGATGGTTCCCAGTCGCCTTCTTCTTCGATGTCTTGTTCATGATTGAATAGAACTTTCTCAAGGTCAATCTCCTCATCCATGTACTTACCTTCTTCATGCGCATCAGGAATCGCACCCCATGCGCAAGACTGGCAGCAAGGCAAACCCCATCCGCAATACCAACCCTCTTCCCGCAGAGTATCAAATAATACATCTAGATTATTCATCAGCTTACTCATCGATCTTATTCCCGTAGTAGTCATGGGTGCCTGCATCATGATTCTTGCGGCGAGCATCAACATCTGATTGAGCGAGAACCGACCCATAAAGACCGATTATGATGCATGCTATCGTTACAATAATTGCGCCAAAAACTTCCATAGTTCACCTCTTCATAGTTATAGTTCAATTATACTACATCCATGTACAAAAGTAAAGCATTAATTCCTGGTGTTGTACGTGATCTCAGTAATGTACCAATGGTACCATCTACGGTATATATTGGCTCGGGCGACAGGGTCGTCAGCCTCAACCATAGCCCAAGTGAAGTCAAGGTCGTCAATATTACCTTCTATAACAGCATCCTGATACTCAGCATCACCGAACGCAACTACTTTAGCGTCATGTAACATTGCCTCTTGACCAACGCCAGAGTTGATCACATATACAGCGTCAACTTGGGGTATGACTTCATGGATGTTCAGGTTAGTGGTATATGAGACTCGATTATACTTTTGTATAATGCGTATTAGTGGATCCATTGACTGGAGGTTGGCAGGATGACCTTTGAATATGATATCAGGTCTATTGGCATCTGCGTCAGCCCATTTACACAGAGCCTCCACAAATTCAGGTACAGTTATGTCAGCATGATTGAGGATAGTCTCGTCATGCGGCAGCTGTAGTGGGACAAAGATAGTTGGGGAGTTGATTCTTGGTGCCTTGCTATCTTTGGGTTGCGCGAACTTAGTACCGCCTTGAATCGCATAATCACGCATGGTATTGAACGCTTCTTCAGTGTACATCATATCTGACTTGAATGTATCTAAGAATGCAGCACCGCCGCCCCATCCCCATCTATCAATAGTGAATAACCAAGGGAACACCGTCTGCATGTAGAATTTAGTTTTATTCTTAATGAGACCACCCCATTGAGGTTTCTCCGTATGTGGCACCAATAGAGAAACATCAGGGTCTAACATTCCTTCGATAGTTGAGTTGAACATCCATCGCGGGAGCTCTATTGTCAAATCACAGTTTACGCTATCGGCGAAGTTAGCCCAATGCTGTCTAATCTCGGGCAGAGGAGCGTCAGAACGAATCTGTAGACCAAACCTTTTGAAAGGAATATCAAGTCTCGGCTTTAGTAGTACAGTCTTCGCAGCTCGAAGTTTTGTTATCCCCATCTGAGCAAACTCTATCTTCTTGTTCACATAGGTCGGATTGTCATATTTCCTTGGACCCTTGCCAGTCCAGATAGCAGTACCTTCGACAAACTCCCAGTCCATAAATTCGTTATCAAAGATAGCAACATGCTCTTCCGGAACTTGCTTGAATACGTGTGACAATGCAATCTGATCAGCGAACCAGTTTAGGGGCAACCCAGCAAGAGTATCCCGTATCCCGTTGGCTATATTCATCACACCTTTGGTGAAGTATACAGCGCCGGCAGCAACCTTCATACCTTCGTGCGATTCGTTCGGTCTAGGGAAATACCCGCAAGGCTGCATTGTTGGGAATTTGAAGTTCTTCATCACAAGGCAATCAATATCAAGCACCATCACGCGACCAGCAGAATCAAGTATAGTGGGCAGAACATTAAATCTTAGGCACGCATAGTACGTGCGCTTCTGGTCACCGGTCAACGCAGAGATGTCAGCATCATCAAACGTAAATGTCACAGCTCGGTCAGTCACGGCATTGACAATGCCCGCCAATGACAGAACTTTTTGGGTTGGGTTGGTTACATGTATATGAGTGTCGAACCCAGCCTTACTTGACGATATACAAAAAGGGAGTCCATGCTCCATGAAATACGCGCTGTCAGCCGCTGCAAAGATTACTGAGCCAAGAGGTAACTCACCGTATAACTCTTGCATACTAATTACCTATTATGTTATATTTGACGTTACCTTCACCCGCATAATCCGCAGGATCATACCCATTTTCTTTGGCCATATGTACGTATGCCCAGAATAATTCAACATGTTCAGCTTTAGGGTGTTCTTCTGCCAATCCAGTGAACCAAGATGGCTTCCATGGTTGAGTTGGCATATGGGTGTAGTGTAACTGCTTAAATGGAAACGTATCACCATCATGACTATTCCACTCAGGATGCAGCGAACCGACTAGATTTGGTGTTTTTACAAAGTACTGTATGAACTGATGATGGGCAGTTGCGTGGACTTTCCATTGTTCTGTGGGTGCTATAAACCCTTTGAACTTAGAGCAATCAAAAAGGATAACGCAGAACTCTTTTCCGCCGAACCGCTTTCCGTCTCGGGCAAGCATGTAGTGATCGCCCATGTCCATATCGAACAACTCGCCGATATCATGAAAATTTAGCATATCAACGTCAGTGTATATCGCTCGCCCTTCGAAGTTACAATGCTCGGGGATAGCCCATCGGAATCCTGAAAATGGAGTTGACCAATTCTGATCAGCAAAGCCATGCCAGTATGACGACTCGTCATTTGTTTGCCGCATCCATACTATTTCTAGTTCGCGATCAGTTTCCTTGCGCAAGGAATACTCATACGCCGCCTCAATCAACGCATCCTCACCATTCGATGACGAACCAATATACAGTCTAATCTTTTCCGAACTCATAACCATATTCTCTTATCTCGTTGTGGAATAAAGAAGCAACAAAGTCAATGTCATCCTTATCATAATACTCTGTGTAGTGACTTCTTTCAGTTTTCTTCAGTTTAGTATTATAGCGTAAATCCTTAGGAATGTCAACTCCAGTGATTAATTGAATCCACCCATAAAGGATATCTAAATTCTCATAAAAGAAAACATCAACAACCGGCTTATCATCGACAGTGTAGTTTGCCCAATCTGTAGGCAGCAGGGATGCATTCGATCGTAGATATTTACCAAAGTCTTGCTCCGCAATCCCAGGGAGGTGGGGTTTGATTACGGAATGCCACCTGAACGCGCTGACGCATTTATCCCATGGGTTGCGCTCAATGGCAATCTTCATATAAGACGCCCACTGTTCTGGATACAGACTCTTGATTTGATGACATGACATATGCCCCAACCCACTATTATCATTGAGTTGAGGCGTTCCGTCAGTAGGTGAACCTGTACATACGTCATCAGGTCCAAGGTGAGGCGACATCAGGCTCTCAAATGTTGAGCCAGATATCTTACGATTCTTCAGAAATATGAATCGGTGTTTGTTTGATATTATCATTATTAAAGTCTTCCTTCAATGCACTTATATGTTTGGCGTGAATTTTACAGCCGATAAACTCGTTGTAATAGTTATCACGCAGGAGCACATCATACTCGAACTGCAATTTAGCTTCAAAGTATGAGCATTCGCCCTTAGTACGGCACAGCTTCAGTATCTCTCTTTTGAACGGAACGCCTGTAGCGACACGTTCCTTTACCTGTTCACTTGAGCCAAAATACTTCTTCCAATCGGATTGTACTTTAGTCTTAACCCTACGCTTTCGGGTCTTTGTGACAGGTAATGTTTTCGGTCTCCAGAAGAACTTCTTACCGATATACGACTTGCCTGTTTCCAGATCCGTAACACGATAGCAGAAGCCGACCCACTTCTTCAGTTCTTCTTCATCAGGGTCATAAGGTTTATGTTCAAAATTCCAAGGAATATCCCACGGGTTTGCCATATATTAGTCCAAATCAGAATATAAATCATCATGATCCGGATCCATGTCCAAATCATCCTCTTCGTCAATATTACTTATATCAACTTCACTTCCGCACATTGGACAATAGATTGGCTGGTCTTCATTTACGTGTTCTGGTACAGTCTGGATGATTGTATATTCCGCACCACAATCATCACATTCCAGTTCGTAAGTTACTTCTTGCATTTGGTGTCATTCCTTCTCTGTGTTATATGCTTCGTCCCAGCCCCCTGTCAAACCTGCTACCTCATACTCAGTAACTCGGTTCTCGAAGAAGTTTGTGTGGTCAGCACCATTAAGTACCCACTCCAACCATGGTAACGGATTCTCTTTAACTTTAAAGTTTGTTTGCAGCCCAAGCTGTAACAACCTTCGATCAGTGATATATCGGATATATTGCTTCACTTCTGAAGCTTCAAGACCCTCAACAGCACCCATCTTATAAGCGAGATCAACAAACTTATCTTCTAACTTGACAGCTTGCCTCGCTATCTCATATATATCTTTCTTGAAATCTTCATCCACAATGCGGGGATGCTCGGCGCAATACGCTTTGAATAACTTAGAGTTGCCCTCAACATGGATAGACTCATCTCGAATAGACCACTCTACAACCTTACCCATACCTTTCATCTTACCGAAACGCTGGAAGTTCAGTAGCATAACGAATGACGCAAATAATGCCACCCCTTCATTGAATACTGATTTAGCCAGACATAGTCCTAGACCTCGAACCGTAGTAACATCAGCTTCCATCATGAAATCAATCTTATCAGCCATCTCGCTGTACTCAAGGAATGCGTGGTATTCAGCATCAGATAGTCCTAGAGTTTCATTAAGTAGCGCATACGCACGTTGGTGAATGCCCTCTCGGCCAGCAAAAGAACCAAGCATATTTCGCACTTCATTGTTCTTGAACTTAGGGATAAACTGATCATAGTAGTTTTGACCAACAGCAACGTCAGATTGAGTGAACAGGCGTAGAATATTGGTAGTGTATTCTTTCTCTGTAAAGCTCATCTTTCCCATTTTCCAGTCAGTCACGTCTTCAGATAAGTCAATCTCATCCTCAATCCAGTGAGCCTTCTCATGACGAGTAGTAATATCTACCGCCCATGGATAATGGAATGGCTTATATGTCTCTGAAAACTGCATCAAACCGCCTTGCTTCTTGACGTATGAATCAGCAACCTTCATAAAGTCATCATAGGTGCCGATCAACTTCTCGTCAATGAAGATCTGGGGAACTGACCTTGCTCCTGGAATCTTCTGATAGAACGCCATACGCTGTTCTTCATCATCAAGGTTAATCTCAGTGAATTTGTATCCATGGGATTTGAACCAAAACTTAGCCTTTTCACAAAATGGGCAATTGCTCTTACTATAGATCGTTACTTCCAATTTACTTCTCCTAGAATATGTATATTTCGTTTTATTTGATTCATTATCCTCAGCCTTCGCAAGCAACACAGCCGGATTGGGTGTCATCATCAGCTGTAGAAGATGGGTCGCTGAATTCAGCCAATCTATCACGCGCTACCTTCTGCGAGACGTTCTCTGCTTTGTTAGAAGTCTCAGTTCTCAGGTAGTATAACCCTTTTGTGCCATATTGCCAAGCATTAAAATGTACTTTATGTAGATACGATTTAGTTGCCCCAGATGGGAAGAATATGTTCAAAGACTGACCTTGACATAAGAACTCCTGTCGGTCACCGGCTTGCTTGACGATAACGTCCTGATCAAGCTCAATTGCTGTTTTGAATACATCCTTCAGGCGGTCTGATAGAAAGTCTAGATGCTGTACCGAGCCGCCGCTGGTGATGATTGACGACCAGATCTCAGTAGTATTCTTTCCTAGCGCCTCAAGATCTTCTTCAAGATACTTGTTCTTAGTCAAATGCGAACCAGCGCGTGTACGGGATGTAAACGCATTAGCTTTCCATGGCTCAATCGAAGGTGAAGTACCGCCAATAAGCGAGCTGTTAGCATTAGGCGCGATAGCCAATAAGTGCGCATTTCTACGACCAGTACCTGCCATATCAGGTGCTTCGCCCTTTTCTTCACCGATCCTTACACTCTCGGCGATAGCTTTAGTCTGGATATCTTCAAAGATTGATTTGTTTAATAGCCCTGCATAGTCAGATTCAAACGCAATTCTGTGCTTTTGCAGGTAGCTGTGATAGCCCATTGCTCCGAGACCCAAACTGCGCTCTTGCACTGCAGAATACCTTGCTCGGGAAATTTCGTCTCCTGCGTTTTCAATAAAGAACTGCAAGACGTTGTCAAGGAAACGAATAAGATCGGCAACAATAGTCGAATCTTTCCATTCATCATATTTCTCCAAGTTGAGAGAGGATAAGCAACATACGGCGCTACGGTCTTCATTCGTAGGCAGGTGAATCTCGTTACATAAGTTAGAACCATTAATCCTAAGACCCAAATCGCGTTGGGTTTCTGGCATAGCTCGGTTAGCTGTATCAATGAAGTTTAGGTATGGCTCGCCTGTACGGTATCGAGTCTCAAGAAG